AGTTCATCTGCAGCATACGCTCTTCGTGATGCTTATGATGAAGGTGTAATTGCTACTATGTTCGCAGGTGTTTCTGCAGCAAGTCCTAACCACATTCTTGGTTCGGATAGTGCTACTGATTTAGCAGCAGGCACATTTGATGGAACTGGTAATCTTGACATCGGTTTTGCAGCAAGTGAACATGATCCTATTGATGTATTGTCACATATGGCTCGTTTGCTTGATGAACAGAACATTCCAGAAGAAGGTAGATGGTTCTTAGCATCACCTGATTTCTACGAAGTTCTTGCAAGTTCATCGTCAAAACTTTTGTCTGTTGATTATAACGCAGGTCAAGGTTCTATTAGAAACGGTCTAGTCTCAAGTGGGAAACTGCGTGGATTCGATATGTACAAGTCAAACAACATTGCAAGCACAACTAATGCTGCTGGTAAATGTATTGCTGGTCACATGTCATCTACAGCTACTGCTCAGACTATAACAAGTACTGAAGTCATCAGAGATCCTGATAGCTTTGGAGACATTGTACGAGGACTCCACGTTTACGGTGGAAAAGTACTACGTCCTGAAGCATTAGTTTCTGCTTTCTACGGTATTGACTAAACAGATTTGGGGGTGTAAAAACCCCCTTTCTTTTTTTAGAGGAAAACAAATGCCACAAATAGGCAACGATAAGAATCCAATAATTATGAACGGATTCAAAAAGAAAAAAAGTACACGAATTTTAGGAATGTTAGCAAACGCTTATTCAGGAGAAGCTAAAAAGAACTATCAAGATAACTATGATAAAATTTTTAGTAAAAAGAAAAAAGGGTAAATAATGGCAACAACATATTTAACATTAGCAAACGAAGCTCTTAGAGAATTAAATGAAGTAACTTTAACTGCATCAAACTTTTCAAGTGCTGTAGGAATACAGGCTTTTGTTAAAGAAGCTACTAACAGAGCTTTAAATGATATAGCTAACCAAGAACCTCAATTACCTTTTTTTGCTGTTGCAGCAAGTGGAGGTACAGATCCTTTTTATGGTAATGTAACTGTAGAGACTGTAGCAGGAACTAGGTGGTATCTTCTTAAAGCAGGAAGTTCTAGTATTACTACAGACTATGCTTCTATAGATTGGGATGATTTTTATATTACAACAATAGGAGTATCAGGTGAATCAGCTCCTTTTGTTTCTAGAGGATTAAAGTTTATGTCTTTGTCAGATTGGAGAAGATATAGAAGAGATAGAGAAAACGCAGATGATGCCGATACTCAAAATCACGGAGAACCTCGTTATATTATACGCAGTCCAGATCATCGTAAGTTTGGACTTAGTCCTATACCAGATAAAGCATATAACGTACACTTTTATGCTTATGCTAAACCTACAGAGCTTTCAGCTTATGATGACGCTATTGCTTTACCAGATCAATACGCTTCTGTTGTATTAGCAAGAATTAGATATTATGTTCATCAATTTAAAGAAAACATACAACAAGCAGCTTTTGCATTAGATGATTATAAAAAAGGTATGAGAAATATGAAGTCTAATTTAATAAATCCACAACCAAAAAACATGACAGATGATAGGATTTATTTCTAATGGCAGCTTCACAACCCTTTTCAGTAGCATTACAAGGAGGGCTAGATAAAGCTAGTAACGCATTAGAACTTTTAAAAACTCCGGGAAAAGCTACAACATTAACAAATTTTGAAGTATCGACCAAAGGTGGATACAGACGTATAAACGGTTACAGTCAGTTTGGAAACGGTACAAGACCAAATAGCAGTAACGATATATTAGGTTTAAAAGTATATGCAGATGGAGTAGTAGCCTGTTCAGGTACTAACATATATTTTAGTCAAACAGGAAATAGTTGGTTACAGATTAATAAAGCTAGTGTTTCAGGTAGTGGAGATAACCATACTACTTTTACAGGTCGTAGTGCTTCTGCAAGAACTTCACAGAGCAAAGCACACTTTGCAGTCTTTGAAGGCGATACAGAATACGGTGAATTAATTATTACTGATGAAGGATCTGGAGCAAAACCTTTCTATTTTAAAATGACAGGTACAGATTCTGATATAACAAACAGAACATTTTTTGCAAAAGAGATTACAGTAAGCGGAACACACTATCCTAAGTTCTGTGTAATACACGATAAACACTTAGTAGTTGCAGGTGCAGCTACAGCAAAGAACACAATATTTTATAGTGGTACAAGTGACATAGATGATTTTACAAGTTCAGGATCAGGTAGTATTGTATTAGATGATCAAGTAGTAGGACTTAAATCTTTCCGTGATGAACTATTTATATTTTGTAGAAACTCGATTTATAAATTACAGAATATAAATAATGCAAGCACGATAGCTATAGTACCAGTTACAAAAAACGTAGGTTGTGTAGACGGTAAGACTATACAGGAATTTGCAGGTGACTTGATTTTCTTAGCACCTGATGGTTTCCGTACAGTTGCAGGTACAGCAAGAATTGGTGACGTAGAGTTAGGAACTATTAGTAAATCTATTCAACCTATTCTAAATAGTATTTTTGACAGTACTATAGTTCAAGAATACAGTAGTGTAGTAATTAGAGATAAGTCTCAATACAGAATGTATTACAGTTCTTCTACAGCGTCTACTGCTAGTTCTAAAGGTATTATCGGAACATTAACATCAAGAGGTTTTGAATGGTCTGAAATAGAAGGTATACAAGCTCCTGCTGTTACTTCTGGTTTTAACGCTTCAGATATAGAAAAAGCTTTTCACGGTGATAGAGACGGGTATGTTTATAATCACGACACAGGAAATAGTTTTAATCCTGCAGGAAGTGAAACAAACATACACGCTAGATACCAATCACCTGATTTTGATTATGGAGACTTTGGAACTTTAAAGACTTTAGATCACGTTAAAGTATCTTTGTTTCCAGAAGGAACTATTGAACCTAAACTTAAAGTTAGATTTGATTACGATAGTGCAGATAGACCTCAACCAGCAGATTTAACTATTAACGCACAAGCACCTTCAATATTTGGAGACTCAGGAACACTTTTTGGTACAAGTATATTTGGTGCGCCAGAACAACCATTAGTAAGAAATACATTGATAGGGAGTGGTCACAGTAACTTTTTTAATATTTTTAGTAATGATGTAAAAGCTCCATATACTATAAATGGATTATATATAAACTACAGACCATCGGGAAGACAATAATAATAAGGTAGAATTAAACTATGGCTCAAGCATATACCAGACAAAGTTCGTTAGCAGATGGGGATACAATAACTGCTGCGCTTTTTAACAACGAATACAATCAACTTTTAAACTCTTTTAGTTACTCTTCAAGTAGTGCATCATCTACAGGACACAGACATGATGGTACTGCAGGACAAGGTGGTAACGTACATACTATTGGTGATTTAGACTTTCTTAATAAGATTGTTGTTGATAGTACTAATAATAGATGGGGAGTCTTTGTAGAAGTATCTAGTGCTGCAGTAGAACAAATAAGAATACAAGATGGAGCTATTGTTCCTGTTACAGATAACGATATAGATTTAGGTACAAGTTCTTTAGAGTTTAAAGATGCTTACTTTGATGGTACAGTTACTACAGATGCTTTAGTAGCCGATACAGCAGATATAAACGGTGGTACAGTTGATGGAGCAGTAATAGGTGGATCAAGTGCTGCAGCTATTACAGGTACAACAATTACAGGTACAGCTATTACAGGTACAAGTTTTGTAATAGGTAGTGCAGATATATCAGAAGCAGAACTAGAAACTATTGATGGAGTTACTGCAGGAACTGTAGCAGCTTCAAAAGCTGTTGTAGTAGATAGTAACAAAGACATTGGTAGTTTTAGAAACATTACTCTTACAGGTGAACTTGATGCAGGTTCTTTAGATGTATCAGGCGATGCTGACATAGATGGCACGTTAGAAACAGATGCGTTATCTATAAACGGCACAGCAGTAACTTCTACAGCAGCCGAACTAAATATATTAGACGGTGTTACTTCAACTGCAGCAGAGCTTAATATTCTTGATGGAGTTACAGCTACAACTGCAGAGCTTAACATACTTGATGGAGTTACCAGTACTGCAGCAGAACTTAATATCCTTGATGGTGTTACAGCTACAGCAACAGAACTTAATCTTATAGATGGTGTTACAAGCACAACCGCAGAACTAAACATCCTTGACGGAGTTACTGCAAGTGCTACAGATATTAACCTTATAGATGGTATTACAAATGGTACAGTTATTGCAAGTAAAGCAATTATTACAGATTCTAACAAAGATATAACTGGTGGTAGAAACATAACAATTTCTGGAGAACTTGATGCTGCTACATTAGATATTAGTGGTGACGCAGATATTGATGGTACTTTAGAAGCTGATGCAATTACTGTAGGCGGTGTAACACTTGCAGAAACTATTAGTGATACTGTAGGTGCAATGGTTTCTGGAAACACAGAGACAAATATTACAGTAACCTATCAAGATGCCGACAATACATTAGATTTTGCATTTAGTGGTTCAGCCGATACAACAGGTAACGCAGCAACTGCTACAGCATTAGAAACAGCTAGAACTATTCACGGTGTATCTTTTGACGGCACAGCTAATATAGATTTATCTGAAGTAGTACAAGATACTGTTGGTGCTATGTTCTCAAGTAATACTGAAACAAATATTACTGCAACTTATCAAGACTCAGACGGTACAGTAGATTTAGTTATTGGAACATTAAACCAAGATACTACAGGTAATGCAGCAACTGCAACAGCACTAGAGACTGCAAGAACTATTGGCGGTACGTCTTTTGATGGCTCGGCTAATATTGCAGTTAATCTTGCAGCTACAGCAACTGCTTTAGCTACAGCGCGTACAATACACGGTGTAAGTTTTGATGGAACTGCAAACATAGATCTATCAGAAGTTATACAGGATACTGTTGGTGCTATGGTATCTTCAAATACTGAATCAGGAATTACGGTTGCATACGAAGACTCAGATGGCACTTTTGATTTTACAGTTGGAACACTTAACCAAAATACTACAGGCTCTGCAGCTACATTAACAACTGCAAGAACTATTGGTGGAGTAAGTTTTGATGGTTCAGCTAATATAGTACCTACAACTTTTGCAGCAGCTACCTTCTCAGATGATGTCAATATAGATAGCGGTCTTTTATTTGCAGACGTAAGTGCTAATCGAGTTGGGATAAACCAAGCATCTCCTGATGTTTCTTTAGACTTAGGTACAAATACAGATGCTGTTCATATGCCAGTAGGTACAACAGCACAACGTCCGGGAAGTCCAGCAGCAGGTTACTTTAGATACAACAGTACAACAAGTAAATTCGAAGGGTATACAGATGAATGGGGATCGATCGCAGGAGGTGGTGGTGGTACTAATATGGACACTAACATCTACGCAGGCGATGGTTCAGACACAACTTTTACGTTGTCAAATGCTCCTGATAATGAAAATAACTTAATGGTCTTTATAGATGGTGTGTTCCAAGCACAAAATACTTATAGTGTTTCAGGAACTACACTTACGTTTTCTACAGCTCCT